TATACGCTTAATGCTTACTGATCCACAATTCAGCCGATTTTTTTCAGTTGCTCCAGATTTAAAGTTATCTAAAGAACTTCAGCTAGCTTTAAAAAAGATAATTAAAGTAAGTCCGTTGTTAGCTGAAAATGATGTTTTTAAGATATTGAGAAGTGAAATAAGATGTACTTTGACAGATAGTGAATATACTCCTCTTGCCTATAGCGAAGATAAGATGGATGGTAAACTTGCCAATGCATTTTTAGCTGACGAAGCTGGAGCGATGGATAGTTATCCTATCGAGGCAATGAGGTCCTCACAGATTACACTTTTTAATAAGCTTGGAATTATAATCAGTACTCAATACCCGAATGACAATAACGGGATGATTGATGAAATTGATATATCCAAGAAAACATTAGACGGTTTAAGAGATAGTAAAAGACGTTTCTCGCTTTTATATGAACCAGATGATGAATTTCTCCAGGATGACAAATGGCAAACAGAGGATTTAGTTATCCATCAAAGCAATCCAGTAGCAGTTGCTCATGATTATATCTTTGAAGCTATCAAGGAAATGCGTGATGATGCTGTTGATTATGAAAATAAGCGAGAAAATTATCTTTGTAAGCACAATAATATAAAATATAAAGGCCTTGGTGTTGAGGGTTATATCGAAATAACCAAAGTCCGTGAATGTAAAATTAAAGAAGATTTAGCGTTCTGGAAAGGTAAAAAAGTATATCTTGGCCTTGATTTAGCCATGACAGACGATAATGTTTGCGTTGCTATGGAAACAGAAGATGGAGGCAAACTATATGGCAAGACCTGGGGATTTATTCCGAAGGATAAAAAGAAACAAAAAAGTAAAAAGGAAGGTGTTAACTATGACAAGTTAATTAAGCAAGGTGTTTGTTTTGAATGTGGTGGAGAAGTAATAGATTATGGTTTTGTGGAGGATTTTATTTTAAAGCTTGAAGAAAAATATGGTGTTGAAATAGTTCAAATTGGTTATGACCGATATAACGCTATAAGTACAGTTCAAAAATTAGAAGCAGCAGGATATGAATGTGTAGAAATAAAACAACATTCAAGCGTATTACATATGCCTACTAAATTATTGAAAGAGCTTATACTAAGCAAATTGTTTGCATATGATGAAAATCTTATGTTAGAAATTAACTTCCAAAACGCTCGCTGTACAGAAGATACAAACTTAAATAAATATGTAAATAAAAAGAAATCAGCAGGCAAAGTAGATATGGTTGTTGGATTAATAAATGCAACTTATTTATTGCAGCAAGACATGCTATTCGGAATGGATGATTTTGCAGTTCAAGTAATTTAGAAAGGAGAAATATTATGAATTTTGGTGAAATAATTGAAAGATTAAAGGTAGGTAAAAAAGTATCAAGACAAGGTTGGAATGGCAAAGGTATGTAGTTGATGCTAGTTGATAATTGGACAATCGATTCAAAATATGTTCAAAGTATAAAGAATATACCAGTGTTGCCGTTTATTGCAATGAAAACAGCAGATAATCATTTAGTTCCTTGGTTAGCAAGTCAAACAGATGTACTTGCTGAAGATTGGGTTGTAGTTGAATAATTTATTTTAGTATGGAAGGAGGTGAAAAGGTGGGATGGTTTAGTAAAAAAGAATTTAAGGAAGAACAAAGAACTGATGAAACACCAACAACATCTCCACCTGTTGATGGCGTAATATTAGAAACATTACTTGGGAGAACTACAATAACAAAACAAGAAGCACTAAATATCCCCAGTGTTAAAAGCTGTATTAATTTTATAGCTGACACTGTTTCAATGTTACCGATAAAGCTCTATCAAGAAATAGATGGTAAAGCAGTAGAAGTTAAAGGTGATAAGAGAATAAGACTTTTGAATGATGACACTGGGGACACCCTGGATGCTGTTCAATTTTGGAGAGCCTTAATTTCAGATTATTATCTTGGTAAAGGCGGTTACGCTTATATCAGGAAAGAAAAAAATGAAATTCTAAGTCTTCATTACGTTGATGAAGTCAATGTTTCAGTAAATAAAAATGCAAATCCAATATTTAAGGATTATAACTTGCTGGTTTATGGACAAACTTATATGCCTTTTGAGTTTATCAAGCTTCTTAGAAATACAAAAGATGGAGCAGAAGGCACAAGTATAATAGAAGAAAACAGCCTGATACTGAGCGTTGCATATAATTCGTTGGTTTATGAAGAAAATTTAGTTTTAAAGGGTGGAAATAAAAAAGGATTTTTAAAATCACCTAAAACCCTTGCTAAAGAAGCTATGGATGCACTTAAAGCAGCTTTCAAAAAGCTCTATAGTAACAATAGCGAAAATGTTGTTGTTTTAAATGCAGGAATTGAGTTTCAGGAAGCTTCCAATACTTCAGTCGAAATGCAATTGAACGAAAACAAGGAAACAAATTCAGTTGAAATATGTAAATTAATAAATATTTCAGTCAATATAACCAAAGGAACTGCTACGAATCAAGATTATAAAAATTCTTTTAAACTTGGTGTTTTACCAGTACTTAAAGTAATTGAATGTGCTTTAAATAGAGAACTACTACTTGAAAAAGAGAAAGGTTCTTTTTATTTTGCTTTTGATACAAAAGAAATGCTGAAAGGCGATATCGAAGAAAGATATAACGCGTATAAGACCGCTATTGATGCTAATTTCATGCAGATAGATGAGGTTAGATTTATGGAAAATCTACCGGCTTTAGGATTGAATTGGATTAAATTAGGATTAGATTCTGTTTTATATGATGTTACTACAAAGACAATCTATACACCTAACACTAATCAAACATCAAAATTGAAGGGAGGTGAGAAAGACGAAAGCGGAAATTAGAGCAGATGGACTACATATAAGTGGCTATGTGAACGTCCCTGGTCGAGAAAGCAAACCGGTTATTACTCCAAGAGGTAAAGTTATTGAAGTAATAGAGCAACGTGCATTCCAAAGAGCTATAGAGAAAGCAGATAGCATTGATCTAATGCTAGATCACGAGAGAAAAATTGCATCAACAAAAGAAGGTACACTTAAGGTTTATGAGGATGAGGTTGGATTGAGAGCAGAAACCATAGTTACTGATGAAGAAACTATAAAAGGTGCAAGAGAAGGTAAATTAAAAGGCTGGAGTTTTAATATGCTTAGAGTCAAAGACGAAATTGAGGAAAGAGCTGGTAAATTGCCACTTCGAACTATAAAGGATTTCGTTATGACTGAAATAACATTAGCATTGCACAAACAGCCAGTATATTCATCTACTTCAATTGAATTGAGGGCAGAGGAAGAAGAAGAGATAGAAACAAGAGCAACGGGTATTGAGACTACTGTTGTTGACATGGTTGAAAAACCAAAAGAAACAATTGATTATTCTGAATTTGAAAATAAAATCCAAAAAATGAAAGAGAGGAATTAAAATATGAAATTAAAATCTTTAATTGAACAAAGAAATGATAAAATAACAGAAATGCAAGGACTTGTTAACAGTGCAAAGGCAGAAACTAGAACAATGAGCGCTGAAGAAATTACAAAATTTGAAACACTTTCAAATGAAGTGGCTGCAATTGATACTACTATTGCAAATGAAGAAAGAGCTAGAGTTCTTGAAATAATTAAAAATGATAAGAAAGACGAAGACAAGCCAGAAGACAGAGCAGTTGAAGAAGGTGAAACAAGAGCATTTGCTAATTATATTCGTGGAGAAGTTTCAGAAAACAGAGCTGAAGTTCTTAGTACTACTAATAACGGTGCTGTTATTCCTAAGTCAATCGCAAAAAAAATTGTAGAAACAGTAATAGATTTATCACCAATCTATGCATTGTCAACAAAATACACAGTAAAGGGTGAATTGTCATTCCCAGTTTATTCAGAAGCAACCGAAGCCATTACATGTGCATACGCAACTGAATTTGTTGCATTAACATCAACAAGTGGAAAATTCACAACTGTATCATTAACAGGATTTTTAGCAGGAGCGTTATCTAAAATATCTGAGTCATTAGTAAACAATAGTGATTTTGACCTTGTTAATTACGTCATAGGAAAAATGGGAGAAGCAATTGCAAAATTTCTTGAAAAAGAATGTCTTGTAGGAACAGCTGGTAAAATGACAGGTGTTTTGTCTTCAGCAAACGGTGAAGTAGCAGCTGCAGCCACAGCAGTAACAGCCGATGACTTAATTAATTTACAAATTGTAGTTCCGGAAATTTACCAAGCAAAAGCAGTTTGGATTATGAACAAAGCTACTTTTAAGGCTATAAGAAAATTGAAGGATTTAAATGGTCAATATATTTTAAATAAAGATTTAACAATGAAGTTTGGTTGGGAGCTACTTGGAAAACCCGTTTATATATCAGTAAATATGCCAGTGATGGCAATTAGTGCTAAGGCTGTAGCTTATGGAGATATGAGCGGTTTATATACTAAAATGCCTACAAGTATTGATATTAAAGTATTGCGTGAAAAATATGCAGATGAACATGCTATTGGTGTTATTGGTTGGGTTGAAGCAGACTCTAAGATTGTTGAACCACAAAAGATTGCAGTTTTAACTATGGCAGCAGCATAGGAGGTATGGTCATAATGGTAAAAATACGAGCATTAGAGAGTTTCTCTGGTGCCATTTCTATGTATAAGGGTGAGGAACGAGAGTATAGCGATAAAGCTGTACTCTCAGACCTTGTAAAAGCTAAGTATGTAGAAGAGGTAACAGAAAAACCTAATAAAGAAGAAGAACTCAGGGAAGAAATTGAGAGCCTTAGGAAAGAACTTGAAGATCTTAAGAAAGTTCCTATAAACGCAGGTGAAGACACTCAAGAGCCTAAACAAGAAGATGTAACAATTTTAGTTGAAGAAGAACCAAAAAAGGATGTGAAATCCGATGAAGGTAAGCGAAATAACAAATAAAGAATTAGCAAATTATTTGCGATTAGAATATGCAGATTTAACAGTAGAAGAAAAAACTGATTTGGATACTCTTCTTGGAGTCGCTAAAGCCTATATTAAATCATATACAGGCTTGGGAGATGTTGGACCTGTTGGAGAGATAATTGGAACAGGTGATGGAATAGCTACAATATTTTATGTTGCAAACACTAATATTGTAGCTGATTCAGAGGCTATTTATGTTAATGGTATAAAAAAACTAAAAACAGTTGACTTTATATTTGACTATGCAACTGGCAAAATTGAATTTATAGTAGCTCCGGCACTTAATGCCATAGTTACAGCAGATTATAAAGCTGTATTGGTTGATAACTTCGATGATTTTGTAATTGTTATTTATATACTGGTTCAGGATATGTACGACAACCGGACTTTGTATGTTGATAAAAACAATATGAATAAGGTTGTAGAAACTATTTTAGGTATGCATTCTGTTAATTTATTGTAGGAGGTTATTTATGGAAAAGAGATTTAATCCAGGTGCGTATCGGTTTAAAATAGATTTTCTTACACCTCCTTTAGGACAAGATGATTATGGGGACCCTCTTACAGAATGGACGATATTTAAGCCCGGAATACATGCAAGCAAAGAACCGTTGCTAGGTAATGAATTTTTTACGGCATTGACTACTGATACCAATGTTGAGGTAAAGTTTAACACTAGGTATATAAAAGGCGTTACTAATAAGATGCGGATAAAACATGGTTTAGAAGTATATGAGATTTTATCTGCTATTGACGTTAAATCTGAACACAAAGAATTACTTTGTTATT